AAACAAAGCCGGAAGTCATCCATGCAGAAATGAATGCTATTGGTAAGTTAGCGCAGTCTAATGAATCTGGTCTGAATGCTACAATGTATATTACCCATGCACCTTGTTTTGATTGTGCAAAGCTTATACATATAGCAGGCATTAAAAAAGTATTCTATAGGAATAGCTATAGAAATAATGATGGTATAGAATTTCTAAATAAATGTAACATTGAAGTGGAGAAAATATGACGAATAAAAAACGAATTGGTTTGACTTGCTCAACGTTTGATCTTTTCCATTCCGGGCATGTCATTATGCTGGAAGAAGCAAAGCGTCAATGCGATTATCTAATTGCGGCGATTCAGGTTGATCCAACATTAGATAGACAAACTAAAAACAAACCTGTTCAATCAATTATTGAAAGACAGATTCAGGTGTCAGCGTGTAAGCATGTTGACGAAATTATAGTATATTCTACAGAAAAAGAACTTGAAGATATCTTTATGGCTTTACCTATAGATGTTCGCATCTTAGGAGAAGAATACAAAGATACTGAATACACAGGCAAAGAGATTTGCATGAAACGCGGAATAGAATTATACTTCAACAAACGAGATCACTTCTTCAGCTCATCTGATTTACGTCAACGAGTATTTGATGCAGAAGCTAAGAAAAGAGGAGCACAATGGCAAGAAAAATCTTCGAATGCGTCGAATGCGATGCAGTCTTCAAGATAAGTCACACACTTGACGAAGACTACTACACAGTAACCAACTGTCCTTTCTGCGGAGCAGAGATGGAAGATAAAGAAGAGGATGACGAAGAATTGTCCTAAATGCGGTACTGCTCATAACAAGCCCGGAACTTTTTGTTCTCGGGCTTGTGCCAATTCCCGTCAATGGAATGAAGAGCAAAAGAAAGTATTCTCGGAAAAGCAAACTGCCTACATGGCACGCGAAGAATCCGAGGAACATAGATACAAGAAATCTATACAAACTCAAATGCTACAAAAAGCTGGCATTATGGGTAACGGTGGTCTTGCTGAAGATGCCGAAGATATAATGACAAATCCAGATGATTACTTCTTTGTTGCACCGAGGGACGAGGGTGATAATTTTTCCGATGGAAACGACTATTGGGAAACTGTATAAATACTAATTTAATATTGGTATTTAGATGTGGTTATATAAAGAAAAGCCCTTAGAAACTGTTCCAGAAGAAGCATATGGTTATGTGTACTTGATTACTAATACTGCCACGAATCGCAAGTATATAGGTAAAAAGTTGTTTTGGTTTCGTCGGACAAAGGTAGTTAAGGGTAAGAAGAAAAGATTAAAGGTAGAGTCAGATTGGAGAGATTACTGGTCTTCATCTGATGAGGTTAAATCTGATGTGGAAAAACACGGCGCGGATAGTTTTATTAGAGAAATACTGCATATATGTCCTAACAAAGGATTGTGCAATTATTTAGAAGCAAGAGAACAAATGGATAGACGAGTTTTAGAAACAGAAGATTACTACAACGGACAAGTTCAATGCCGTGTCCATAAAACTCATATAAAGAACTTAAAGGTATAAGATGCCAATTACAATAACAGGCGGTACTTTTAGCGGCGGGCTACAAATGTTTATGTCGCCACAATCATTGCCAGCAGGATATGTTACTTTAGCTGGATTGACATGGGCGCCTATGACTACAGGTGGAAATTATGCACAGTCTCAAACCTACGCCGCAAACTTTACAGGTTTAGGTTTTTCGGCAGGAACATGGAGATCTGCTACTGTTGCAGAACTTCAAAGTCTTACACAGGTACTTAGTTACGCTGATGCTCAAAGTGTTTATGGCTGGACATTTTCAAGTCATGCTTTCAATATTTGGTCCGCAACCTCTGGGCAAGTAGTCAATTTTGCTACAGGGGCTAACCCTGGAACGTCAGATACTAATAATTTCAATTTTCTAGTGTGCAAAACTCCTTAACACATGACTATGAAGAATTTAGGAAAATAAAATGGCGATATCAATAACAGGCGGTACTTTTAGCGGCGGGATACAAATGTTTATGCCGCCGCCACCAGTACCGCTGCCATCGGCAATCTATGATTTAGATGCAGCCAACTTTACAACACTGCCATTTGTTCAAGGTAGTATTCTAACAAAACCAAATACATGGGTAGCAAGTGATGATACAGACGCATATTTGATCATCGCAGATGTTTCTCCGCCGGCCGCGGTTTATACACTCACTGTTCAAGGTCCTACTAAATTAGATCTCTTGAATGAGATTGCAGCGGGCGCTCCAAATCCGGGTACGATGTCATTGAGTAGCTCTATTGTTGTTACACAAGGTGTAACTTCTATACAAACATTTACCGACAATGCAGGATCAGCATCGAATGGCGGTAGTCTTGATACTTACATTCGAGAATATATTGACTTACCAAATGATGCAATTTATACTATCACATTTAATAATCAAATTAATACCGCTGGTGCAGGAACTCCTGTATTTGCATGTATACTAAGTCTAACTGTAGTAATGGAATCAACCCCATTTACAGAAGTAAAAGACGCTACCGGAACTTATACTATGACTTCTAGAAATACAGGTTATTCTATCACTTGGAACAGTGCCAATGGTGGTTCGTGGATTAAGTCAAATAATACAGGTACAGATACAATCTATGGTGGGCCAAACTATACTACCGGGCAAAGTTATACAGTATTCATGGCATACAAACTATCAGCAACATCCGCTGGTAGATTATTGAACACGCAAAGTGAAGCAAGTAAAGATTGGATGATGGGCGCTTATAATGGTAATCCAAGTGCGTTTTATCCAAACTTTTCTGTAAATTTACCTTCGAGTGGTGCTGATACAGCTTGGCATTTAGATTTTGCAACTTGGAATACTTCTACCAATACTGGTAGTTTATATACTTCAACTAGTACCGCCCCAACATCTGCAGCATTCACATCAACAAGTGCCAGTGGCGGTGGCTTCAATCAATTAAGAATGTGGAGTCGTTCATCTGGCTCTGAAGTTCAAACAGGTAACATAGCATTTGTTAAAGTATATGATCGTGTATTAAGTTTATCAGAAATTCAAGCATTGCACGCAGAACACAAAACAAGATTTGGGTACTAAAATGGCAGAAACATATTCATTTAGCGGTCCGTTTGTAATAACAGGTGGATTATCATACGCAGACGTAACGCCCGGCCAACAAGAATATACTGTGCCTGGCACATATAGTTGGGCAGCCCCCCTAGGAGTTACATCTGTATCTGTTGTTTGTATTGGCGGTGGTGGTTCTGGGTCTCATGGGCAAATTCTGAGCTCCATTGCATACAGCGGCCACGGCGGCGGAGGTGGAGGTTTGATATGGAAAAATAATATTGCGGTGACACCTAGACAAAGTTATACTGTAATAGTGGGCGCAGGTGGTAGTGTTAATGTTAGTTCTGGAAGTACTCCATCCAGTGGTAACAGAGGCAACCTTAGTAGGTTTACTACTCCCAGTAGCAATGTAGTAGCAAGTGGCGGCGGCCCTGGCTTTGTGAGTGGTGGGGATGGCGGCAATGTTATTTTTAATGGAGCAGAGGTAAACAATACTATAGGCGGGGTCAACGGGCTCGGTGGTAGTAGAGGCGGTAACGGCGGCACTGGCATATCTGTTGGAAATAATCTATATTCAGGTGCAGGTGCAGGTGGTGCCGGTGCCGGGGGTTATTCTGGTAATGGTGGCGACGGGGCAGGCTCTAATTCTGCAGGTAGTAATGGAAACGGTGGCGGGGGCGGAGGTGGCGGTACTGGCGGTGGCGGTGGCGGTGGCACAGGAATCTTAGGGCAAGGTAGTAGCGGGGTACTTTCTGCTGAAGGTGGTGGTGGAAGTGGTGGTGCCGCCGGTAGCCCCTACAGTGGTGTAGGTGGTGAAGGCAGTCAAGGCGGTGAATATGGTGGAGGAGGAGGCGGTGGAATTTATAATTATGATAGCGGTGGAGGAAACCAATTTTTTCGTGGCGGAAAAGGCGGTAGTGGCGCAGTAAGAATTATATGGGGGTACGACCGATTCTTCCCAACAACAAACACAGCAAACGTATAATGTGTTAAATATCAATATTTTAAGGAGAAAATAAAAATGGAATTATATATTAGAATCGTAAATGGACAACCTTTTGAACATCCTATCATGGGTGACAACTTTAGACAAGCATTTCCGGATATTAATACTAACAATCTACCGGCAGACTTTGCCAGATTTACTCGTATACCTAAACCAGAAGTTACTGTTTATCAAGTAGTATCGGATCAACCCACATATCAATGGGTTGATGGTGGTGTACAAGATGTTTGGGAAATTCGTGATATGACAGCTGAAGAAAAAGCTGAACTTATTGCAAGAGTAATTGCAAGTAAACCATTCCCATCGTGGACAGTG